AATCGGTTTGCGAATTGGAGCCGTGCGAGGTGGTTATTCCTCATACGCCGGCATTGCGCCCGAGGTGGTTTTTTAAAGATGGGCGGCAAGTTGATTTTGATTTAATTTTTGGGAGCTAACGTTGGGTATATGTGACGTGCGCCCACGATAAACTTAAATAATAGCACAACACTAATTGGCGCATGGCATATATACTGTGTTATGCACCGTTTTTTTGTTCGTTTTTATTACTAATTTGCACAGCTCCCAAACGTGGGGGCTTTTTTTGTTGTGTGTTTTTTGCTATATTTGTTGAAAATTTAACAAGATGGCAACATTCCAACACGGCAATCAAGCAGCAGCGACATGGACGGAAGAGGCAGCAGTTAACTTGCTTTTATCCATGTGTGATTTTGCAATGCACGATGATGATGTTCTTTGCTTTACGGATGCTTGTGTCAAATCTGGCTATAGCCCTTCCCATGTAGCATATTTGGTTAAGCGCTTCCCCGTTCTTGAAGATATAAAAAAGGACGTGCAAAATTATATAGCTTCACGCATAAATAAAGGGGCATTGACCGGTGGTTATGTGGCTACTCCGGCTATATGGCGAATGAAGCAATTGGGAGAAAAGGATCAGCAATTCCAAGAGATAACCGGCAAAGATGGCGCGGCCGTGACTCAACCAGTATTTGTTTTCAAGAATCTAAATGAGTAGCACAATTGAATTATCAGAAAAGTATCAGCCCCTGTTTGAGTTATTACAAGGTCGCCACCCAGAAGTGGACACCGTGATAATAACCGGGGGTAGGTACTCTCTTAAATCTTACACCGTTTCCATTTTTGCCAATACCGCATTCTTTTACTACGCGTGGAACATACTGTATACGCGATATACTAACACATCAATAGTCGATTCCGTCAAGCCAGAGGTTTCAGATAAATTGGAGCTATTAGGTATCCAAGAAAAGGTTTTCGACACCAAAACACACATTGAGCACAACGATAACCGCATAGCATTTAAGGGCATAAAACCAGGCAGCGGGAAACAAACCGCGTCCCTAAAATCGCTATCAGGATTCAACTGTTTTATAAATGATGAGGCCGAAGAGCTGCCGGATTATGAGACATTCAAAAAGGTGTTTTTCTCAATGCGGCACCCGTCAAAGCGAAACCTTTCTATTTTAATTCTCAACCCAACCACCCGGGATCATTGGATTTTCAAGGAATTTTTCGAAAAGAAAGGGCTAAAAGGTGGTGAAAATTGCATCATAGACAATGTGATATACATACATGCAACTTACATAGATTGTACGCTCTCCAAAATGCCACCAAACATATTGGCCGACTACGAGCGATTGAAAGTGGCCGACCCTACATACTATCAAAATGTGATCCTTGGTGGATGGATAACCGAACCGGCCGGAGTGCTACTGCCAAAATCTAAACTTAACTATTTTAACTCAATCGCAGACATACCAAAAGAGTCAATTGTTTGGCGGTTCACTATTTCTGACCCGGCAAACAAGGGCGGGGATAAATACTCAAACCCATTTATATACGTCTGCATGATCAATGACCGGGTGGCGTGTTATGTTATTGACGCTATCCATTCAACTGACGGAATAGAGGCTAACACTGAGCGCATACCATTGAAGGCTAAAGAATTGGGCATGGAAGCGATGTTTTTAGAGGATAACGGGATAGGACTGGCCGCCGCATTATTGATCAAAAAGAGACTGCCGGCAAATGTCAAGTTTGCCACGTTCCATTCAAGCATCAACAAAGAGACGCGAATACTTTCAAACTACGAATTTGTTCGCGACTTCTTTTATTTTCAACGTGATCCGGAGCAGGGATCGGAATATGCCTCATTTATGTATGACATGACTAACTATCAAAAAGAGGGGGATAACAAACACAGACTTGATGCAATAGATGTTATTTGCAGTGCAGCGAACTTCGTTAAACTAAAATTCCACAAAGTGATTTATGGGCAATAATTGTGTATTGTTTGTTTCAAAATTAAATTTTATCTTTGAGTTGTTAAAATATTAACATGGAGTTATTAAAAAACTGGTTCGGAAAGAAGGGGATTGAATATCATGAGCAACAATGGGATATCAAGAATATTGGCAAGCTCGTTGTACCTGAGACTTTGACGCATAAAAATGCGTTCCTGCTTGCTAACTCTGTTCCTGAACTGTTTTTCCCTGTTGATTTCGTGGCTGACCGTGTTTCTAAGGTGCGCTATTATATCGCTGATCTGAAAGGTACAGAGCTACCAAATAGCGAACTAAACAGATTTTTGGGCGATATTAACCCGCTTTTCTCGTTTGCTGATATGGTTTATAATTATGCCTTTTCGCTTAATTCGGACGGCAACGGGTACCATTATTTGTCGTTTGCAAATAGCATGGGATCGGAACCAAGCCCGAACAATATTACGCGGTGGGACTTGCTCCAACCTAATTTTGTTGACATTGACGAGTATAACAACCTTTCAATGCTTGATGTTAATAGCGTTGTCGAGTTTGTTAAACGTGCGAGATATTGCGAATTAGGGGCAAAAGATAAGGGTTTGGAGTTATCTAAACTGTTTATTGATAACGCCTCAATGATCCGGCGCCCAAATTATCAATCACTATCTCAAGGGCTACTTTGGAAGGCTAACAAGTCAATTGATACGCTATTAGCTGTCTATTCCGCGCGATACAATGTGTATGCGAATAATGGGGCTGCAGGGTATCTGGCAAAAAAAGGCACATCAGGGGCAGCAGGTGAAGCAATGGCCGCCGCGATGGGCGAAGATAACAAGCGCGAGGAGATACTAAAGGACATTAACTCCCGTAACGGCGTAACCGGAAAGCGCAATTTATGGGGGATTTCAGGCGTACCGATTGAATTTGTCAAAACGCTTGCTACTATTAGCGAACTATTGCCATTCGAGGAGACGCTTGAGAGCTCCATTAAAATTGCATCTGTTTTTCAAATTCCGGCCGTGTTGGTCCCGCGAAAGGATCAATCAACGTTTGACAATCAAAAGGAAGCAGAGAGATCAGTTTGGGAAAATGCGTTAATGGCACAATGTCAAACGGTGGCCGACAACCTTACAAAGCTATTCCAACTCAAGAAGGCGAAGGCAAAAATAATGTTTGACACATCGAATGTATCTTCACTTGTTGCTAATGAAAAGGACAATGAAGAGCTTATTTCTTTACAGCTTGAAAACATTGTAAAGATTCGTGAATTGGCCCCCAGCGCCAACACCGATAACATGATCAACGAAATAATCAAAAGATATGAAACCAGAAAATAAAGATTTGGATTCAAAAGAGATTTGCCGGGCGTTGCTTTCTGCCGCTCCTGCCGATTCAGGGTATGATTTTGAGGCCGTTGCCGTGCCTGTTGATAACAAGCAGTTGCGGTATAGTTATCAAAACGATGAATACTTTTATCAGGTGTTGCGCACTGGCCGCGAAAATATCAAATCGGATAGGCTTGATTCAGGCCTGCCACTATTTGATAATCACAAATGGGATCAATCGGCGGCCAATACTTTAGGGATTACCACGGAATACGAGTTTACAGACAAAGGGCTTGTTATTCGTGCAAAGTTGGGCGCACGTGCTGATGATGCGTTACGGTCAGACATTAAAAATGCAATCGTTAAGAGCGTAAGCATTGAGGGGACTGTTCTTGAGTATGAGATTGAGCGCAAAGAAGGGGTTTGAATATTTGTCCCCTCCCTTGTTTGCAGGGTCTGAAATAGCGAATCTCCAAACAATAGATTCTTTTGGTATGTCGGCAATTGAATTGAAATAGTTGAGTTTGGAAGCTGGTAATAAAATGCCCTCGACATCATACGGCTCCTGCATGTATTCAGCGCTCCATATTGACTTTTCAATCCTGGATTTTATTTTTAAATACTCCTTGGTTGTTTTTACATCTTCGCAAAACGATTTATCATTTATAAGTGCGGGGATGATTATGATTCTTGAGAGGTCGCCGGAATCAATCGCCTTGCCTATTATGTCGTTCTTTGTCCATCTGGTACCTATAAATATTTCAGGACAATTCTTTTCCTTTCGACTATCATGTGCTGATTGCTTCCAGCTTTCAGTCCTACTCTGAGTAGTGCTACTTAACGCGTCCATCATCGACTTATAAAGGTCATCTGTAATGGCTATATTAGCTCCAAACCCAATGATTGCCCCATCAACTCCTTTCCCAAAATAACCAACCTGTTTTGATGTTTTTAAATTCCAGCCATCAACGTTCTGTTTGTCATCTGATAATTCAATTTCGGGGAATACCTCTTTGCGCTTTTCTGTGCGCATTATGG